ATTGTGCGGCTCGTTATTGAGCCTGAGGCTGAACTACGAGCTTGACGTATGCTGTACCCCATACTGAACTGCTCGGGCTGTAGCCACCGTTGAGCAGTGCATGTAGACACACAGGTTTTTTGCTACTGTGACCGAGTGGCTTGGCGGCGGCTAGGATAGCGGCGAGACTGTTATTGCCATTTACACCGCTGAGTAACCAGCCCTGAATAGTAGAGCGGACGCCGCCGACCTTGCCGTTAAAACCGAATGGCACTGGCTGGTCAGTATCGGCTTGCACATTAGCAAGCGGCACGACCTGAACATTGTGCAGATTGCCACCAGCATGTTCTTGCACGAACTGCCAGATGTCAGCATAAGAGATTTCAGTACCTGTATGCTGAAGCTCAGCGACTACTGTGGTTGCTGGAGCTGTATGCTGAAGCTCAGCGACTACTGTGGTTGCTGGAGCTGTGGCCTTTGTGGTGGCCTTACCTTTAAGAGACTTAGTCATAATATAACCCCTTTCTACGGGTCAAGTGTTGTACCGCTGGTTGCGGTATACCTAGTTTATGCCATAGCTAAAGTTCAATAACAACCCCCTTTTTTAATTTATTTTCATTAATGTTATCAAACCTAGCAAAACTATAGCCAATATCAGTATCCACATAGCTACACGAAGATAGTAATGGCTAGAACTACAGTAATGATACCAGCATAAAATAGAACGGTCAATGCCAGTATTTCGCCAAGTGCGTCAAACAGTTGTCTTATCATAGCGTCACTCCTTTTGTTTGGTTGCTATACCTAATAGCTAACACTACCCATTCCAGCTGGACCAGTCTTGTTAAATCCAAACTGCTCACCGGAATCCTCAATTATCTTCAACCGAGACCGAGGATGATAGATGATGAAAAACTGATAATGATAGATGATGAGTGATTTATAGGTATAGTCATATACCTATATGAGTCTTCCTCAAGGATGGGAATCATCATCCCTCTTCGTCAGGGATGGGATGGGAAGGAAACGGGATGCCTCACGACATCCCGTTAGTGAGTTAGCCTTGGACGACGAGCTTGACGTATGGGGTCATCCAGTATTTGCTAGATGGGGAATATCCACCGTGCATCAAAGCATGTAAGCAGACAGGCTTTTTACGCGAGTGTCCTAATGGCGCGGCCTTAGTGAGAGAAGCCTTTAACGATGTATCACCGTCAACACCTTTAAGCATCCAGTCTTGAATTTTTTGGCGAACACCTCCTGGACGACCGCCATAACCAAACGGGACAGGAACCGCGCTCTCGGTATCTACATTATCAAGAGGCACAATTTTCACGTTCGCCTCATTGCCGCCAGCATGCTCTTGGATAAACGACCAGATTTCGGCGTATGTGATTTCCTTGTCAGTGACAACGAGCTCAGCAGATTTGACAACGGCTTTCGCCTTAGGAGAAGATTTTACAGTTTTAGTAGTCATGATAGATCCTTTCTACGATCTCTCTATAAGCTGCATTGCTTATGATGTAAGAGTACCATGCCCGAGTTTTATTGACAAGTCTTTAATTATCATTAAATATCACAATCATCATCTTTCATCCTCAAGAGATCGTACCTCGCGAATCCTCGTTTATCGTCAACGGATCATGATAGACGAAGATTGATGACGAGGGTTTTTGGTTTAAGGTATTTGGATAGAGGATTCTAGAGATCTCTCTCCTTTATGATGGGAGAAGATGATGATAGAATATGATTGATAGCTCCCTTCCAATCATAAGGAACTCCCGAACTCCAATCAGGTATCACTGGTCCTTTATTCTCTGTCTGTCCAGCAATCTCCATCGCTCTCGAACCATGAAATATATTTATAGTTCGGGCAGAAGGATGGCTAACCAAGTTCCAGACATTTCCAGAATATCCGCTATATCTTATCTGCCACGCAATTTGGTGAGGACGAAGCGTAATCTTCTTTAGTGAGTTTAACCTGTGAACTTTCAATTCAAGCCAAAAAGCATGACCATCAAGTATGCCGTGCAAGTCAGGTACTCCAGGACTAGACCAAGACTCTAGGCGTGTCCAAAACACACCTAGGTCTTTAGTTCCCTCACGAAGATTTTTCCACAGCGTGGACTCAGGCTTAGTCGCCACTACACAAGCTCCGTAGTAGTTGGCGTGATAAGCACGACTTGTTGCTTGGCAAACTTGACAACTGGCCTACCCTCCTGCTCACTTGCCCAATCGTTATGTTTTTTAACGCGGTACTCTACCTCTGCAAGTTGCCTTAACTCATCTGTCCACGATACCATGTGTACCTCAGGCTCAGGTGTAAATGGTGTGCCATCAACCATAGTGGTCTCTGTAAACCACAAAGTCGTTAACAACATGAGGCGGCTAGGGTCTTCATTAGTAACCACCATATCACCATCTTCATTCATATCTACAAACTGTATCATTAGTCAGCTCCTTTCTGCGAGCGTTGTTGTAATTATAAAGTAGCAGTGCAGACAATAGAAGACACCTCTTTTGTTATCTTGTTTTGCTGACAAAGCCAACAATAGTCAACCCCGACACAAACTCACACCAACCCTCTGTCCAATCGGTTGCATCATACGGTGACCACTCTGATGATCTATCTCGGTTGATTTCTTTTAAGATGCGGGGCAAATCCCAGACAAACTTTTTGCCTGTCTGGGTGTCTTGCACAATGTAAGACATTTCACTCATGATTCATCCAGCCTAAACATTTGAACTTGTTGCTGGCATTGAGGACAAGGTGTTTTATCTTCCTCATCTATATGCTTTGCATAATTGTTACCGAGCATCGGCATCCCACAAAGAGTACCAGTGTAAGATCCAGGAATAGACCAGTGTTGCTGACCTAGCTTTTTTGTCCACTCATATAACTGCGACATTCTGCGCCTCCATAATTTTAATAAAGTCTACACGGCTATCATAATCAGCCTTGGCATCATCGTAAGAGTTATGCACTTTTACGTTGCCTTGATTCGTACCATCTTGTCGGTACACCAAGTAGGCTTCATTGACAGGAGAGTAGTTCAAGATGGTGAGCGATCTACCACCGTTGAACTCAAACATATCGGGCTTTGGTCTTTTCATACGAGGCTCCTTTCTGCGAGCTGTTTACAATATTAAAGTAACAGTGTGGACATTAAACGATAAGTCTTTTAGTCTCCCTTATTATCTTCATGCTCCAGAACCATATTGCCCTCAGCCACTACTGCCAGAGCTGGGAACTCTTCTTGGATTCGTTTAATTTCACGCATTACCTCATCACGACTCATCTGGTCAATTTTGCCATGCAAGATTTCTTTACGATCAATGTAGATCCCTGCGGCTTGTCCTCGTGATTTTTCAGCGGCGACAGCGGCGGCGAAGTTTCCTCCCGTCATGGCGGCATCACGGATTTCAGCAAGTTTTTTCACATGGCCTTCAAAACTGACTTCATACTTTTTAGATAGTTCCTGCTTTAGCTCACGGATTCTTGCAACCACATGGGGATACCGCACACCGTTGAGTAATTGTGATGCAATGGCGTGGGCTGATTTCACACTAAACCCAGCGCGGACAGCGGCCTCTGTTTGTGAGATATCTTCACAGACATACAATCGTGCAAATTCTTCTTGTTTGGGCGTGATCTGTTTTTCTTTTCTAGGGTTTGCGACGACATCAATCGTGGGCTTGTGAGTAGCTTTGGCTAGAGCCATTTTGCATGTTCTCCTCTTCTAACATGGGACACTTTGTATAATAGGACCAAAAACGAAAAACATAAAATTAAAATTTTCATCAAATCAAAACCGCGCGGACAGAGAAAGTTACTGTCTATTGAACAAGATATTGGATCAATTTTCGTAATTCACCTTCTAACTCTTTGTATATAGGGCGATAGTCAGATATTGTATATTATCAAATCATAAAAAACAAATTTTACTCTATCCATCTTTTGGTCCTATATAGCAAAGTGGGTCAGAAACCCTGTTTATTGGTCAAAATTTACCCCCTACTTACCCCCTACCCATGTGCTTTGAGAGCATCGAGCGGCGTCTGAGCGGCCTCTTTTTTAGGTCATGAACTGTGTTTAGTGGTAAAAAGACCCCCAACCAGTATTGATTGGGGGTTTAGTCTAAGGGAGGAATATGTCATTAATTGACGCCTAAAACCCTAACATGAGTTTTACTTTATCCCAAAGCCCTATTTTTGACGGAGGTGCGGAACCAATCCTTTGTGTTACATCTGGAATGATTTCTTTAACCTTTTTCTCGGCTGGGGATCGAGTATAGAGAACGTACGTT